TTACATTGGCAGCGCCGGCCAATCGTCCACATGCTGGATTTCAGCCCAGGCACGGCGGCGCGCTTCCTCAGCATCCATGCCCAGCGCATAGGCCGCCTCTGCCCAGCGGCGGCGGCGCAGGCCAAGCAAGGGCTTCCCCGCCCCATTGCGATAGAGGCGCATCTGGTGCGCTGCCTCGCGCCATTGGCCCGCCAGAAGCTGCTTGTGCAGCGTCGGCCCCCAGCGGGTGATCTCGCCCATGTTGTTGCACATCAGGACCACCACCGCGCCCCACCGCTTGGGCAGGCCGTCCGGGAATGCGGCCGCCGCCAGCCGGGCCGCCTGGTCGAGGTCGCGCGTCGCCATCACCATGGCTTGCGTCTCGGTGATCGCCAGGGTGTCGCGCGTCACCGGCTTTCCGAACAGGTCGCTGGTGCTGCCGTAGCCGATGGTCCAGACGTTCGCCGGGCACAGGTAGGGCTCGCCCCGAAAGCCCTCAAAGGCATGGCTAAAGTGGATGGCCTCGATGGGCACGCCGCCGCGCCATAGCGGCTCAGGCGGCAACGTCGCCGCCCCCAGCGTATCAGACGGCGCAGGCGGGATGGCGTCCCCTGCCCGCTCGATCACGACATGCGGCAGGGGCTCCGGCGCGGGCGCTGGCCGGAACAGCGACAGAAGCCAGGCGATCATCGGCGCAGCACCGAAGCGCCGAGCTTGCCTAGCTCGCCCACGATCATGCCCGCCAGCGTGCCGTCCGGGATGTTGGCGCGCGCCACCGTATCGGCATAGCGGCTCTTGAGCATGGCCGCGCCCTGGTCAATGAGCGCGGGCGGCACGCTGGCCAGCCCTTCGGCCTGCGCCTGCGCCATGATCTCGCCGGCCACGCGGGATGCGCCACCGCCCAGCCGGGCCTGGAGGTCCAGCAGCACGCGCTCCGCAGCCGCCTCGGCCGCAGCACGCAGGGCCGCACGGGCAGCGGGCAACAAGACAGCCGCCAGGGCTGCCAGGGCCGCTGTGGCGACCTGGGTCAGATATTCCATGATGATGCTCCTATGGATGCGGCCTAGCGCCGCGCGATGCTGTCCCGGCGCGGCAGGGACTGCGCGAGGGAGGGGCGGGTCATTGCGGCCCGCGACCTGACTGCGGCGACGTGCCGCGCAACAGAATGTCCTCGATGCGGCGGATACCGGCGCGAATGTCCGCGACGGTCTGCGCGTTTGAGGCGCGGTCCTCAATCCGGGATTGCGTGGACAGGGCCTCGAACGCGCGCTGGCGCTCCTCGGTGCGGTCCACCCGCCCCTCCAACCGCAGGCCCCAGACCACCAGCGCCAGCACCATCGTCGCGGCGGTCAGCACGTTGCCGGCCGTGACCGTGCCGTCCCAGTGGAGGCGCCGGCTGGCCGTGCGGTCGCGGTCGGCCGTCACCCGCGCACACCCCGGACGATAATGCGGCCTTCTGCCGTCCAGGCCTGCCCAAGCCAAAACATGCGAATGTGGCTCGCGACTCCGTCGAACGGCCCGATGGTGAAGTAAGTCGCGCCGTCCCAGGTGCCGCCGTTGCGCGGCCCGTTCACAGTGCAATTGCACTGCACGGGGCGGTTTGCTTCGCCGCTGCGGCTGAATGTCGCGCGGCCGGTCAGAAATCCCGCCGACGCCAGCACCCCGAAGGACAATTGCCCCGCAGACCCGAGCACGCCCGCCGCTGTGGCGTTGCTGCCGAAAACGCCCGTCAGGTAATTCGTCGGCCCGGTATACCAATTGATGCCATCGTTGGAGACATGGAAGAACAGCGCGGCCGTCGCATCGGGGCGCACGCTCACCAAGTCCACGTCAACCGACTGGAACGCGGTCGGAAATGCGAACTCCACGAACGTCCCCACCGCTGGCGTGATGGTGGCCAACCATTCCGACCCCACATCGCGGCGGCGCGGCACATCCAGCGTATTCCGCGCCGCCGCCGCGTCCGCATCATCCAGCAGGCCGCGCGTGAATGCCGTGGTTTCCGCGCGCGTCAGGCTGTCGGTCAGGGCGCCCGCCACGTCGCTGAAATTGTTGTTGACTGCGCCCGGCTGCGCCACCGTGTTCGGCTGGAACGGCGCTTCCGGCAGGGTGTAGACGTTATTGCTGTCGCGGGGCATGCGAAACTCCTTGCATGACAAGACGCCCCGCGCCGTGGTAACGCGCGAGGATGGAAGAAACGCCGGCCGAGCTATGGGCACTCATTGGCAAGTGCGCGCTGTCATCCACGCTGGGCTGTGCCGCGTGGCTGTCCTATCCAGCGACAACCAACCCCTACGAGGTGCTGATCTTCGCTCTGGGCGTCGGTTTCGGCGGCACTTGGCTGGTGACGAAAGCCATCCGCCTGCTACGGCGTTTGACCGGCGCGCGGGTTGACCACGGGTGAACGCCCCCCAATGGAGTAGGCGCCCGTCTGCTGCGCCAACAGCGCCGCCGCGAGAGGGCTGGTAAGCCCTGCATTGGGCGCGAGCTGGTTGCGAAGATAGGCCTGCCCCGCCGGACTGTTCATGACCGCCTGCAACGCGCGGGGAAGAAGCAAGGCGGTCCCGGCCCCCACTGCCGCGCCAGCCGGGCCACCCAATAGGGCGCCAACCGTGCCGCCGCCCCCGGCAACCGTGCCGCCCGTCAGCAGGTTTTGCGCCATGGTGCGGCCCGCTGTTCCGCTGTCCGGAGGCGGGCGCAAGACGCTCTGCCCCATGCGCGCCAACTCGTTCAGGTCGCCGCGCCCATAGACGTAGCCGCCGCCTGTGGATTGATCCAAGGCCTGGCGCAGCGCCACGGGCGACATGCGCCCCTCGGCCGCACCCGCACCTGCCCGCCCGGCCGCGTTGGCGATCACCATCAGGTTGGCGTATTCTCGCCTCGCCTGCGCCCACTCGGCCGCGTCCTGCGGGCTGATGCTGGCGTCCATGGCGACGCGAAGCCGATCGCGCAGGTCGCCCAACGCGGCGCGCAGGTCGCCGTTCTGCGTATTCCGCATGGACCGGCCCAACTGGCTGTCCATCATCCGGTAGGCCGCGCCGGGGATGGCGCCGCCCTGCCCGTTCTGCGCCGGAATGACCATGCCCCGGATTTGCTCAATCCGGGCCGCGACGGGCGCCGCAGCCTCGGCCGGGATGAAGCGCAGACTGTCGGCAATCTGCGTCAACTCGCCATCGAGTTGCGGCGTGTAGTTCAAGGTGTTGCGGTTGGCGATGGCGCCGATGGTGCCCCCGATGCGGTCGCGGGCTGCTGTGATGGTGGCGGGGCCGGTATCGGTGGCGTCGGTGCCCGTTCGCCGCATGGCTGCCCGAATGAAGGCATCCTCCTGCGCTTCCCGGATGGCGCGCTGCGGTGCGGCGGTAAGCGGAAGTTGCTCAAGCTGGCTTTCCACATTTTGAAGAAACCGGCTGCCCGTCGCCTGCCCCGCCGTGACGGGGATGCCCTCACGCTCGGCCGCCGCAACCAACGCCTGGCGCGCGGGGCTGTTGGCGTTCCGCACGGGCGTAATGACGCGCCCGGCTGCGCCCACGACGGAAGGCGTTGCGACGGCAGCCGCCAGCCCGGCCAGCGGGCTTCCTGTCGCCTCGCCAACAGCGCCGCCCGCCATGCCCGCCGCCGCCTGCATGGCGGGCTGTGCCGTCAACGCAGTGGCGGCGCGATTGATGAGGCCGGGCGCCTGGCCAGCAACAGGGGCCGTCGCGCGCGCGACGGCAGCACCGGGAACCAGAACCGTTCCGGCGTCCACAAGCCCTTGGCCTGCGCCACGGGCTAGGGATTGGCCGGTCGTCTGCGGCGCGGGCGGTTCGCCTATTAGGGCATTGAGCCCGCCCTGCATGCGCTCGGTCGCGGTCTGCGTTTCGTTACCGAACAAGCGCGGCAACCCCACAGCCTGCAAGCCCCGGTCGTAGAGGCTGGGCAGGGCCCCGGCCACCTCAACCAGACGCTGGTTTACGCCCGCGCCGAATTGGCCAAGCGGCCCCATCTGTGGGGCGGCTGGCTGTTCGGGTGCGGCCTGCCCCATGTTCTGCTGCGCGAAGCGCAACACGTCCTCGGGCGCGGCGCCTTCCGGTGCCGTGATGATAAAGCGGCGCCCGTCCGGTGCGGTGATTTCAAACTGCGCCATTTACTGCACCGGCCGGATGGACCAGCCGCCTCCTGCTGCCGAGGGATCGCCGGGCGGTGGCGGCGGAGTTGCTCCGGGGATCTGAATGGGCTGGTAAAGCTGCCTCACCACATCCGGGATTTCCGGGCCGAGCGAACCGGCCACCGCGTTGTATCGGTCCAGCAGCGACCGGGCGCCGCGCTCGGAAATCTCCACCACGCGGCGGATGGTTTCAGGCGTGAGCGTGATGCTGCCCGCCGAAGCCTCGCGCAGGAATAGGATGTCGCGGTCGGTCAGCACGCCGGTCATCTGCTGCGCTGCGCCCAGCACGTTGTTGGCGAGGTCCGCCATCAACTGTTCGGTGTTGGTCACGCGGCGCCCGTCGATCAGGCCAAGGGAGGTCAGGGCGCGTTCCAGCCCAAGGCGCCCCTCGGCAAAGGTGCCAGTGATGACGCCTTGATCCAACAAGCCACGGATGCGCTGGCCCGCCTGCACAGTGTTGACGGCGGTGCGTGCCTGCGTCTGCAACTCGCTCAATTGCTGCGCGCTTTGGCGGCCCAGCGCGTCGTTGAAGGTGCCGCCAGTGTTCACCGTCACACCACCGCCGCCGATCTGCGTGATTTGACCTGTGGTAGTGTTGCGCTGATAGGGCACGCCGGGGCGAAGGCCGAGGGCCGCGACTTCTTCGGCTGGCACGGGCGCAAAGGTCTCGCGCTGCGGCTGCCGTTCCGGCACCTGCCCGACGATCCGCCCCGTGCGCGGGTCGAAAATGGCAGAACCTGGGGCGGCCGTGGCCATGTTCGGCGTCTCCCGCCGCTGCAACTGCGCCATCTGCACCATCGCCGCCGCCTGCTGGCGCACCAGCGGGTTCGGATGGGCCAAGGCCTGCGTAAGCCGCTCCATGGAGACACCGGGCGGCAAGCCGGTCAGCCCAGGCGCGGCGCCCGAGGCGGCAGGCGCAGCGGCAGGCATGGCGGCCGGTGCAGAGGCCGGCATCACGCCGGGGTTGATGCGCCCGGTGGGCGGCGCCAGCCCAGCATCCCACTGCGGCACGGGTGCATCGGCGCCAGGCCGCGCAGGGTTATAGGCAGGCTGTCCGGGCGGCATCCGATCAGCCGACAGCGCCGCAAGCTGCGCCGGATCGGCGCCCAGGTTCGCGTCCCGCACGGCAGCCGCCCCGGCATTGCGGCCATACATGCCCTCCGGCACGACCACGGGGGCGCTGGGCGGCGGCAACGGCTCTTGCGCCACCATGCCAGCCTGCGGCGCCATGGGGGGCTGTGCGGGCGCCATAGGGGGTTGCTGGGCCTGCCCGCCCTGCCAGAACGACGCAGCCTCCTGGGCCTGGGCCTGTTGAAGCTCGCGCAGCCGCTGAATGTTGCGTTCTTCGCGCTCATCAGCCCGGCGCTCCGACCGGCGCTCCAACTGCGCGCCCCGGAAGCTGTTCAGCCCTTGGGAAAGGGCCGTGGCCCACACGCTGCCGGAGTCCAGAAGCGGCCCCGGCTGCTGGGGCTGTTGCAGCCGCAGGGCCATGATTTGCGCGCTGTCCTGGCCGCGCGGGCGCTCTTGCAGCAGCCGCCGCGCGAGAAGGTCATTGATGTCCACGCCGTTGCCCTCTTAGATTGCAGCCATGCGATACATGACACTTGCGGCAATGGCCGCGCTTTTGATCGGCTGCGCCTCAGACCGAGCCCGCACCATCTGCGCCGCGAACGGCCACGCCGTTGGCACGCCAGGCTTTGACGCATGCTTCGATAACACATTGCGGAGCATGGCAATTTCGCGCATTGGGCGTTAGAACCTCCCACCCACCAAGCGCCCGCCCATCCCAAAGATAGACCCCAGCACCTGCGCCGTGGCCTGGTTGGGCGCGTTCACCGCCGCCACCTGCTGCTGATAGCTGTTCTGCACCGCGCCCTGATAGTCCGGAGGCGCCACGCCCACCTGCGCCAGATTGGCCGATTGCGGCATCTGCATGCCCGGCCCCAGGCCGAACAGCGCCGAAATCTCGTTGATGGGCTGCGCGCGAAGCTGCAACTGCTCTCCAAGCTGCGCCTGCCGCAGCGTGTTCGCCAACTGCGCCGCCCGCTGGCTTTCCGTCAGCCCCGCCGCATCGGCCTGTAGCCTCGCATCCGTCCGCGCCCGGCCAAGTTCATCCGCCGCCCGGTTGTAGGCCTCACTGCCAGGGACGAAGCCCTGCGCCAACAGCCGCCCCTCAAGGCTCTCGCGGTCGCGCGCGAATTGGGGCTCAAGGCGCGACATGATCCCAGCCGTGGCGCGGTTGCGTGCGTCAGGGTCATCCAGCATCCATGGCTGCAACCCCGATGTATCCACGTCCGTCGAGAGGATGCGCTGCGCGCGCGGGATGGCGTCCAGCGCCAGTTGCCCCGTGCGGGTGTCCAGTTCCACGCCCTGCTGATAGAGCCGCATCTGCTCGGGCGAGAGATCAACGCGCGTCTCCCACTGGTCCGTGGCTGGACGCATGCCCACGCCCGGCGTGGCAGCCTGCCCGGTCAGAAACCCGCTAATGGTGCGCGGCTGCGCCTCGTTCGGCACCCACCCACCAATAGGCGAGTTGGTGATGGTGCCGAACGGCGTAATCGTGTTGCCCCGGTTCAGCGCCGCCTGAACGCGCGCCGTGTCCACGTTCATCGCCCCCTGGGCTTGCGCGGTCGCTACCGGGTCCGGAGGCGCGGGCGCGCTTGCTTTCCCCATCTATCAGGCCTCCTTGGCGTAACGCTTGCGCCACTCAGGCGCCAGAATGGAACAGATGACCGCATGCGTGCGGTGCCCGTAGTGCTGGCGCAACGTCGCCTCGCGTTTCAGCCCAATACCCACGTTGAAGCGGATCGCGCGCGCGTTCGTGTGCGGGATGGCGGTCCACACTTTGTTCACCGCCGCCCCAAGGGTGCCCTGGAAAGCCAAGCCAAGGATCGCGCCCACCATGCGCCGCGTTGCCCAGATCGGCGTCGCCGCCGCGCAGGAAAGCTGCACCGTGCCATGGTCAGGTTGCCAGTCATGGAACACCACCACCGCCGCAATCTGCCGCTGCCGCACCACGCCCACCGCCCAGCCGCCACCGGAAAAACCGGCATGGCCCACATGCGGGATGCGCGCGGCACACCAGCGCAGCAATTCATCGTTCCGAGGATCGGCCAGCGCAAAGCCGATCAGCGGCAGCCCAGGCGGGAAGATGCGCGGCATATGACTCATCGAACCGGCCCCCCGACTTCGTAAACGATGTTGCTGCCGAGCCAGCCCGGCCTGGACTGCCCACTGATCATCCGCAGATGCACCGCCATGGCATGGCCCTGGGCCGATCCCGTGCGCCATGCGCGGGACACGCCGCCCGTGCCGCCCCACAGCCCCACGCCCCACAGCCCCACGCCCCATACCAGGAACGACCCGCCCCCTGTCAGTGGCGGCACAGGGGGCGCAACGGCGGTCGGGCCGGTCGCATCCAATTCCGGCGCCGGGGTTGCCCAATCCACCAACACGCGCTGGGTGCGGTCCACCGCGATCACGTCATTCAAGATCGCCTGGACGAGCTGCGAGCGCTTCATGCGGCCCGCTGCGCCCATGGCGGAATATGCCGACAACCCCTCCGACCGGATGCCCAGCCCCGCGTCCGTCAAATCCTCGCCATAGAGCATCACGCGCCCGCCAGACGTGGCGTCGCCGAAGAACGTGCGACCCTCAAGCGCCTCGGCCCATACCGCAGCCGGGACGTTGCCCCAGCGGGAAACAGCACCACCCTCGCTCACCACGATCTGCTGCGCGGCCGTGGCAGTCCACGGCGCATTCACCACAACCAAACCCAAGCGGAAGATCGGCGTCACGCCCCAGCCGGAAAACCCGCCCCGCACGGCTGCAATCTCGCGCCAGGTCGGCGCGATGCGGCGCGTCGGGCCTACCCGCTCCATCACCCGCCCCACATCTTCGCCCGTCCGCAGCCCCGACAGAGGCAGCAATCCGCTTTCCGTGATGGCCAGCGCATCGCCGCCATAGCCCACCACGCAGCGGTGAGGCGCGCCCAGCAGGCGCGGGATGCGCCACCGGCCCACAAGTTGCCAAGAGCTGGCGCTGCTCGGGTCGGTGCCGCCATAGACGATGGCCTCCTCCTCGGAGGTCAGGAACACAGTCAGCGTCTGCGGTCCCGCGCCACCATCGAAAGACAGCGTGGCCATCGCCACGACGCCGCCGCCGCGCTGCGCCACGCCCTGCAAGGGGAACTCGGTAAAGGTGCCGCCGATGGCGCCCGCCGCGCCATACCAGAAGGACAGCGCGCCCGGATGCCCCACGAATAGGCGCCCGTTGGACGCCCCCGCCCAGGCGACAGGCGTAACACCCGTGCCGGCCCAGGTGGCCCATGCGGTGCCGTTGAACGTCCGGGGCGTGTCCACACCGTTGAAGGCAAAAAGGAACTGCCCGCCCGACGCGCTGAACTGGATCGAGGACCAGCGCGCATTGGTCAGCCCCGACACCACCGCCGCTCCCACCGCCCCCGGCGTCGTCACCTCATAGATCCCTGCGCCGCTGGATGCGAACAGGCGCGAGGTGGGCGCGCTCCAAGGCAGCAGTCCATCCACCCGCCCCGGCAACCCGGTGGCCCATACGCGCCAGCCGCGCCGCACGCGAGGAAGGCCGCCCTCGACCACGAAGTTGTCAAAGATCGGCGCAAACCCAGGCTTCATCGCGGAAATGGGATCGCGCGTGTTCCAGCCGAGGCTGCACGGGGCGATAAAGCCAGTGGGCATCAGTCGCGCCTCACGCGCCCACCAGGCGCCCGACGATGTCCGGGTTGGCCTCCGTCAGCCCCGCCGGGCAGGCCATGATGGCGTCGGGCCGCACCTGCACGGCGAACATCATCACCTCGCCGGCCACGTCCACGGCATGCGGGCCGCCCTCCAGCGGCACAAGCGCGCCAATGGCGCCGCCCACGCTGATCGCCGAATAGGCCGTCATGGCTTCGGGGGGCGGCCCGAAAAAGCCCTGCCACACCCACAGATCATCCTGTTGCTCGTCCATGATGCGTCTCCTATCCGGGCATGGCCGCGACGGCGGCCGGAAGGTTGGCGGCGGGGACCACGTAAGGCAGCGCATCGAGATAGGCGATCTCGCCAAACATCGGCGCGGTGCCGTTGGCGTTGTTCCCCGCGCGGAGCGTCGTCAGCCCAGGCGGGGTCGCGCTCGCCGCACTCTGGTTGGCGCCGCCGTCGAGATTGGCGACCACCGTCGTGCCGTCCCACGTCAGCCCAAAGCGCAGCAGCGTCCCCGGCGTCATGGTGCCGAGCGTCGGCAGCACAAGCGGCGTGCCGCCGATGTTCAGGGATGCCACAATGTCATTGCCCCCCGCGTTATTCCGAAACGAGAATCGGTTGGCTTGCGTTCCATCGTTGATATCCACGATGGCTTGACTGCCCCCCGCGGGCGCGCTCTGCGGGATCATGCAGGAGCCCAGCACCGTGCCGACGCCAGCCGGGAACAGGGAGGCGAAGGCCGCCGTCACGTTGTCCTGGCCGCGCGTGCTGGCTCCCGGCGTGCCGATGGGAGGCAGGATCGGCGTGGACGCGAACGTGCCCGCTTCCAGCACGTCCCACCCAAAGAAAGCGTCCAGGTTCAACGCCGCCCCGGCTGCAATCGCAGGGTTCGTGCCGATGGCGAATGCCGGCGAGCCACCACCGGACGGGATCACCACGGGCAGCGAATACCGCACCAGCGCGGCGCTGGGCGTGATCTCCGTCGGCGTCACCGTCACGCCGAATGCGGTCAAGCGCGGCGCCGGAACGCCCCAGCCGCTGAGGAACGCGGCGAAGCGGCTGAACACGTAGCTGCCCTCGGCAAGCGCCACCGGGAGCGTGCCAAGATGCCGAAAGATGTTCGCCGCCGCCGTGCCGACCAGCTGCACGCGCCGCCCCTGCACGCCCAGCGAGGCCGACTGCGCGAGATAGGTGGTGATGCTGGTGTCCGTGCCCGACGTGGCGTAGGTGGTGGGCAGCCCCCCGCCGGACACCGGCTCCATGCGCGGGTTGGTCCAGATGTTGGTGCGCTGCCCTTCGATCAGTAGCCGCTGCGCGGCACCATAGAACCGAGGCTGGTCCGCGCCATACTCCACCCAGGTCGTGCCATCGGCAGCCAGCGCCGTGGACCGCGCCCCGTCCGCCTGCGCGCGCGAGAACGTCACCAGCCCGCCGCCCGCCAGCGCGCCGGGCTGGATGAGGCGCGCGCCGAAAGACGCGCCGCCGCCGCCCTGCCGGCCTGCGCCGATAATCATGATGCGTCGACGCCTGTAAGATGCGCTCATTGCTGCCTCATATCGGAACCACCGTGGAACCATTGGGCAGCCCGACAGGCGCCCGCCCGTTCTGCGCGCCCGGCCCCATGCCCATGACGCCCAGCGGCCGGTCCTGCGCCCGCGCACGGGCCAGAGCGTTGGCATACATCACCGCTGCGTTCTGCGCGTTCAGCCCGCGAGCGTCGCGCCACAGCGCGATCATCGCCAGCGCGATCAGCCGTTCATCAACCAGCGCCGTGTCGCTGTCCGCCTGCCAGGTCTCGCGCGTTACGCTGCCCGCCGTCACCGGATGCCCCGTGACATAGCGCAGCGTGAGAGACGTGCCCGGCGCCGCCGCCAGCAAATCCAGCGCACCATTGGAAATGCGAAACACCGGCCATGCCGAGGCGGTGGGCGGCTGCTTCAGCGCCTCGTATTCCGCATCGGACAGCGGCCCGTTCACCGGCCACGCCATGGCCGAAAGCCACACCGTGCCAGGGATCAGCCGCCCGTAATCCACCGGCAGCGCCACGGTCTGCTCAGGGCCTGCGCCGATGGCGACAGTGTAGGTCCGCATGAGCTTTTGCCACTCATGCGCCTCCACCACCATCCGCAGCGCCTCGCGGGCGAACTCCACCACCTCCTGCGTGGCGTCATCGCTGGCCGAAATCCAGACGTTGGGCGTGGGCGCGCCCAGCCCGGCGCGCAGCCAGAACGAAGCGCAGGTGGTGGCGAGGCTCATGACGTCAGGTCACCACCGTAGGCGCCACCGCCACTCCCACCGTGCGGGGCCAGTCAGTGCGCCGCGCCCACAGCCACCACGTTCCGGCAGCCGGGCGCGTGGTGTTGCGCGTCCACGTCTCGGCCAAGCCGCCGCCATTCGTGGCCGCGCCCCAGCCGGTGTCAGGCGGGGTCGTGTTCGTCAGGCCCCATGCCGTCTCCACACGCGCGCCGGCTGGGCTCACGATGCCCGTCACCGTCACAGCGCTAGCCGCCGCACCGCCTGCCGGCGTGTTAGGCGTCACGCGCCCGCGCCGCAGAATGCTGCGGCCGATGTTCTGGCTCATGCTGCTTCATCCCTCGCCTTGGGCGGACGCCCACGCCGTCGCGGTTCCGCGCCCTCGTCAGCATCGTCACGCCGCGCCAGCAGGGCCTTGAGTTCCGCCACCTCCTGCCGCAACGCCGCTGCCTCATCTCGCGCCGCCACCGCCTCGGCCTCAGCCTTCGCCAGTGGGGCCGCATCTTGCGCCGCGTCCAGATAGCGCCGCGCCTTGTCGCGCATCTCGCGCGCGCCATCGAAGGCGCGCAGGGCGGCATCCGGCAGCGCGGCCAGCATTTCCACCGAGCCCACGCCGCCCGCCTTGAGGCTCGCCAGCTCGGCCACGTTCAGCGCCAGCAGCGACAATGGCGTGCCAGACACCGCCTCGGCCTGGTTCCGCATCCATTGTTCCGCAGTGTCCCGCACCGCAGGCCAGATGTCCGGCTCTTGGATGATCGGCACGTCACTGCCCTCGGGATACCGCAGGATTTCGCGGTCGAGGGTATCGCGCGCGCCGGGGTAGTGCTGCCGCATGATCAGCGCGCGCTCGAACACGCGGCGCCCGGTCATGCGGCTTTTCGCCTCGTTCTCGACCGCCTCGAAGCGGAAGCTGACAAAGCGATGCGTCGGCCGCTCCATGCCGCGCTCGTCAATGTAGGTGCCTCCATCAGCGATGGAGAGAATAGGGCTTTCGTCGGTCATGGTGGCTCCGGGAGTTGTAGGGGGCGACACCGCGCCGCCCCCTTTGGCCCCGCGTCAGTCGGTGCGGAGGTAGCCGTTGAGGCTGCTGTTGGAGAGGGTCATGTTGCCCTTCCAGCCGATCATGCGGATGATCGCGTCCTGGTTGATCGGCTCGCGCTCGCCGCCCAGGCGGAACACGTCCATGCCCGCCATGGGGCGCCAGAAGATGTAGGACGTGTTGAGGAAATACATGGAGTTAGCCGGCGCCGCGCCGCCAACACCGCTGTCCATCACCACATTGGCATTGCGGAACTTCGCCGTGATGAAGCCCGCCTCCGCCATCTGCACGTCAATGATCGTCTGCCGGTCGCTCATGGCATCCATGAAAAGCTGGTAGGCGATGCCATCGGCCGGGATCAGGTCCGGCACGTCCGTGCCGCGCGTGAGCGCGTTGAACGTGCGGCCCATGTGGTTGAGGATGGTCGCGCTGTTCGCCGCGCCGCCGTAGTTGACGCTGGAACGCACGCCCACCGAACGCCACCACGTCGCGGTTGCGCGGTTGATGCCGCCCACCGTGCCCGTGGCGGCGTTCAGCGGCAGCAGCAGGCCCAGGCCGCCGATCTGGTTGCCGCCGCCGCCCGAACCGTCGCTGTAAACCCCCGTATTCAGGAGGTTCATGAGCGACTTTTCCATGTTCCCGATGCGCGCATCGAGAAGATCAATCATGCGCTCCCGGCCACGGTTCTGCGCCATTTCCAGGCCAGAAATGACCATGGAGGCATAGGCCTCGCGGATCGGATATTCCGCCGCCGTCGCCGTCTCAAAAGCGTTGGTGGTCAGCGTGCCAAGGCCGCTATACCAGCCCACGTTGGTCGTCGCCGCGAAGTCGATTTCCTGAAGGATCAGGCGACCACCGGAGACCGGGCGGGCGTTGCCCCGGCGCCGCATGACGTAAAGCAGCGCAGAGTTGTTGGTGATGTTGTCCGCGAGAGCGCGCGTGCGGCTCTCAATCGTCGTGGTGGCGATGGTGTTGTAGTTGGGGTTGCTCATGGCTCAATCCTCAGACGCGACCGGCGCCGGCATCCATGGCCCGCATGATGGCGTCTCGAACGGTTGTGGGAGGCGGCGCGGCCGAAGGGACCGCCGTTCCCGGCGCACCTCGGACACTCACCGCAGCAGCCGCCTTCTCCCGGTCCCGCTTGGCGCGATCTTCCGCGTCCCGCTTGGCCCGCTCGGCGCTCTCGCGCTCGGCAAGCTTGGCGGAAACAACCGGGTGCACCTTGACGGCCATCTGGTAGGCGGTAGGCAAATCAGACGCCGCACCACTCTGGAGCAACCCGCCCATGACCTTCCGAACCTCGGGGTCATGGCGGAACTCATACGCGGTGTTGGCGTCGAACTCGGATAGCGAGCGGGCGATTTCCCGCTGCTGGTATTCCTCGGCGGCGGCCCGGCGCGCCTCATCACGCGCCCGCGCCACAATCTCGTCGTAGGTCTGCGGCTGTGCCTGCTGGGGCGCCTCCTGCTGCGGCACCAGCGTCCGCAGATCCACGCCGCGCTGCTGCGCCAGGTGCCGCACGAAGCCGGGAAAGTCCCGCCCCGCCCAGTCGGAGAGGTGGAACAACTGCTCAAGCGCCTGCGCCTCGTTGCCGAAGCTGGCCCGCAGCGCGTCACGGCGCGGCGCCAAGATGCCCTCAAGCGGCTCGTATTGCCGGGCACGCTCGGCCGCTTCCTTGGCCTCCTTCGCCAGCGCCTTGGCCCGCTCGCGCGCCTGCGCGGGAGTGAGCTTCCATGTCTCGCGGTCGAGGCCCACGCCTTCGTCGTAGTCGTCATCTTCGACCGGCGCGACGGCTTCCGGCTCAGCCGCAGGCTCTTCCTTCGCCGCAAACTTGCCGTCATCGCCGCGCGGCTGTTCGGCCTGCGTCGCCTCGGGCGGCGCGTCCTCGTTTTCAGCCGGCCACGCAGCCTCAATCGCCGCCCGCAAGGACGGAGAAACTTCCTCAATCATGTGATGTGATCCTCGGGGTTATGGCGCCGAAGGGCTAAAGATGCCCGTGACGCTGCAACGCCTCTTTGATGGACTGCGCGACTGTTGGGCCGGTCGAAACCGGCTTGTTCCCGCGCTCCATCAGTCGCCGCATTTCCGTCTTGCCGCACTCGACGGCGCCATGGGCGCGCGTGGTGCGGTTGAACTGCTCGCGGCTGTCGTAAACCTTGCCGTCAATCATGTGCCTGGTTTCGGGCATCACGCCCCACACCATCGGCGCGGCCAGCAGCGTCGGGGCGCCGTTGTCGCCGCGATACCGGGCCGCACGCCATTTCTCGACCACGGCGCCCGCCTCGGGGCACCAAACGTAGGTCGTGCGGCTCACTGCATCATCTCCGGCGCCAGCCCCGCAATCATCGGATCAGCCGGGGCGACAGGCACGCCCGCCACCCCGGCCGCCATGCCCGCCGCCTCACCAGGGATGCCCCCCTGCACCGGCATCACGGGCAGCGATGCACCCATCTGCTGCATGGGCGTGGCGGGTTGCCCCAACGCCTGCATCGCCTTCTCGACCAATTCTTCGGCTTCCTCGCCACCACGGAAGCGCCGGATCGCCATCGTCAGCAGCCCCGACACCATTTCTGTCATGGGCTGCAATGCGTGCGGCGCCTGCTGCGCCACACCGCCCAGCATCGGCATCGCCGCGCCCAGGAAAGACGAAATCCCCGACAGCAACTCCGTCGCCGCTTGGCGCTCGCCAAGCTCATCCGGCGCAATGGTGCTGTCCGTCTCCACGTCCACGCGATAGGTCCGCAGCGCGTCCGGGCCCTTCAGCAGTTGAAGCGCCGGCAGCAGATACGGCATGTCATTCTCAGGCAGCGCCTCGGCATTGGCCTCCGCCATGATGGCTTCCACGCCGAAATGCCCGCACACCACATCAGACATGATTTCGATCACGTCGCGGCAGTAGCGCGCCACCTCCTGCTGACGCTCGCGCACTCGCACCGCGCCCCACTGCGCCTTGATCTGCTGCGCGGTCGCCGTTTCGCTCGCCGCCGTCTGCCCGCGCAGAATGTCCGAAAGGCCCGTCACCTCGTAGGCGTCGGCTTTCACCTGCTCGCGCAACTGCACCAGCCGCGCCAGCGTGTTCGCCACGTCCGTGACAGGCAGCCAGGCAATGGCGTTGTCCATCGGGCGCCCCTGCCCCAGCGCCCACGCCTCCACGGGCACCAGCGCCACGTCCTGCGTGCTGTCGAGGCCCTTCTGAATGTCAGCCTGCGCCTCGCCACTGACGAAGCCAATCATCCGCATGGCGCGCGATAGAGACGCAATGCGCGCCGTCAGGTCGTCTAGCTCAAGCGCCTGATCCTGGTAGTAGATGAAGTCCGGCACCGGCACCGTTGAGCCGGTCGTGAGCGTCCCGAACATCGGACGCGGGCACGGGAACTTGCCATGCAGCCGCAGCGGATAAGGCCGCACGTCCAGCGGCTCCGGCACTGCGCGATGCAGCCAAATCACCTCGCGCGTGGCGCTGTCCCAGACCTCATAGACCGTTGCCTTGCCGATCACCTCGTCATCAGTCTGGCGGCTGCTCGACTCGGCTGGCTTGCGGTCCAGCGGCACCGTCTCGCCCGCCTCGCCAAATCGCTGCACCAACTCCGTGCGCGTGAGGTAGGACACGCGCCAAACGGCCGTCACCTCCTGCCAGGTGCGCGCGCCTGCCGTAAAACCGAAGTCGCGCCAGTGGACGTGTTGCAGCACGGCCCGGTCGCTCGTCTCGGCCATGTAGTCGCCGGGCTCGTAGAACACCCACGCCACGCCCTGCCCCAGCAGCAGGAAGTCCTGCACCGCCGCGCGCATGGCAAGACCGTAGTCGCCCTGCTTCTCAATCTGGCACGTCAGCACACGTTCCAGCAGCCGCCCCGCCACACGCCCCACCGGGTCGCGGTCGCGGAAACGCCGGAACACGCGCGGCAAAGGGTCGCGCGCATAGACCGTGGGTTTGAGAACCTCGACATTCGCCCACAGCAGAGCAAACCGGCGCTCGTCGCGCGCATGCTCATTGCGATAGCGCTGGATGATCTTCTCGCCGCGCTCGCAATAGGCCCGCCGCTCGCGGTCGAACGCCTCGATCTCGGCCACCCAGCGCCGGGCAATGCCCACGGGCGGCGGCCCGAACTGCTCGGGCGTTTCAGCCACAGGCGCGGCGGCAGTGGCCTCCATCAAATCCGCCCCCCGCGCGTCGGCAGCTCAGGCCGCAGGTCGCGGATGCGGTAAGTGCCGGGGGGGAGCGCGGGCTCGACCGGCGCAAGCTCCTTCGTCATCGGGCGCGACATGCAGGCATATCGGATTTCGTCCGCCGCATGATCCTCGCCCTCGGTATCCACGTCCTCGGCCCGGCTCTTGTCGTGCTGCAAGGCCGGCAGCGTGCGGATGGCGTCGGTGCAGGTCGAAAACATCAACATCATCGCCCTCCCCTCCGCATCGCCCTTAAGCCTCTGCCGCACCTGATCCCAGCCACCCATCGCGCCATTGCGCGGCACTCGGGCGTTGTCCGCTGGCTTGAACACCACGCCCGCCCGCGCCATCCGCTCGGCAATGGACGGGCCGCCGTCACTGGCAAAGATCGCCGGGTCAGCCACGCCGCTCATGCGTTCCGCGTCGCCACGTTCGCGCTTGCGAATGCCCGCCGCGACCTCCTCGGCCGTGAGACGCAGGCCCTCGTTGGGCGTTCCGGTCGAGCCATACCACTCGCGGTATCGGACCAGCGCGCCCCGCGCGATGCCTGCCAACGTGCCGTCCGAAACAGCCCACCACCCCACGCTGAACGGCCGCGCGCTGCCCCAATCGAGGCTGCGGAATCGATGCCAATGCGAAGGCAGCTCGCGCGGCGCGATCACATGGCGATCCAGCGCGAACTCGGGGAAGAAGGCCCCTGCAATGACACTCCAATCACCCTCAAGCCACGCCCGCACCAACTCCGGGGCGCCAGAAGCCTTGATCCGCGCGACGTAATCCGCGCCCAAGTGCCCGTTGTCCGTCACGCGGCTCGGGATATAGACCCGCTCAAGACCGGAAGCCTCGTCTCGGAGGACCTTCCAGCCCATCGGCGCCGGGTCGATGTAGCGCGCCCGCACCCACTGATGGCCCGGCCCGCCAGGGTTGCCCGTCAGCCGAATGCGGCAGGGGACACCAGCGCCAGAGCGCAGCGTTGCGAACAGCTTGAGGATGGGCGCCGGGCTGGGGAAATTTCCCGCCTCCTCGACGTAGACGCGGGTGTAGCTGTGGCCCTGGTAGCTCTCGGCGTCCGCGTCGCGCTCAAGGTAGGCAAACGTGAGCCGCCCGCCGCCCGGCATGACGCAGCGCATCGGAACCGTGGTGAACGTGGCGCCCAGCGGCCCAAACAGCACCCGCGCCCGCTCGAATGTCTCGGCCAATTCAACGCGCGACCGGCGCACCATGAGGCCGATGGCGTTGCGGCCGTAGCGGTCGGCATGCACCGCCCACTCTCCCAGCACGCCGTCCGTCTTACCTCCGCCGCGCGCCCCGCCGAAGAACACCTCGAACACGGGGCAGGCGAGTAGGGCCGTTTGCGGGCCAGGCTGTGGCGACCAGACCGTTACTTGGGCTGGTGCTGCCTCGCCCATGCGTCCGCGTCCTCCGCCTCGGCCGGGGCCGTGATGACATAGCCGAGCCGCTCGCCCTTGCTCGTCACGTCCTGCCGCTGAACCGCCTTGCCCTCGATCCGATCCAGCAGCTTGTCGGCCGCGTTGATCCGCGCCGCCTCGCCCTCGCCCTTAAGCGCAACGTAGTAGAGGACGCCGCGCATCTGCGCCGCGATCTCTTCCTTGTGGGCGATGTTGTCAGCATCCCAACGCAGCGCGCGGATGCCGTCCGGGTCGCCGGGCTTGATGCGCGAGGTTGATGCGCCCTTGGCCGGGCCGCCCCACGAACCCGCGCCGGGGCCGCTGGCGGGCGTGTTGACGGGTCGCTTGCCCGAGCCTGGATTGCGCGGGGTGCGAGGCATCAGTAGCCCCGCCCGCCGCCCTTCGGCTTGCGCTTCGTGCCCATGATCGCCTCCGTTGATGAGTTGCCCGGCTCCGCGCATCGCCGCTTGTCTAGGCATCCGGTCACCCACGCGGCGTTGACGCTTGCGCGCTGCTGCGGGCGATCCGCCAGGCCGGGCAGCCAGCGGGTGGAAGTGTAGGGCCGGAACGCAAAACGCCCCGGCGGTTAGGCTCGGGGCGCAACTCTTGACGATGCCGCAGGAATGCACATCGGCGCGGCGCTCGTCAAGCCATTTCCCACCACTCCGCCAACCGCAGCGTTGCGGCCCTGATCCGGCCCATACAGACCTCGCGCCGTTCGCCACGTCGCCGGGCGATTTCCTCGGCCGCCACGTTATGCGTCACCCACAGGCGCAGCAGTGCCGCCCCATCGCCCCCAACCGCCTTGTCGGCCTGGCGCAGGCTGGCGAGGGCCTGAAGTGCCGTCAGGGGCGGGGTGCGTGTCCAGGGGCTCGACGCCTCGGAAGGGCCTCCACGCCGCTCCTGGGCGCCCTCTGCCCGGTCGCAGAGGATGGCGTAGCGGTCGCATGCCTCGCGCTCGGCATCCGTGAGGGCGCCGCGCTTCCAGGCCGTGTCGTAGTGGCAGACCACGCGGGCCCGGCGGATGGTGCGAGCTGGGCTGTCCGGGTCGGCGGCGTCCACCACCTCAAGGCGGTGATGCAGCAAAGCCACCGGCTTGCCCTTGGCGTCGAGGGTGATGGAGGGCGGCCCGTGATCCATGGGCGTTGAGGATGCGGGCTGGCCACGCTTGCGGCGGCGGGCGATGGAACCGTCAGGCATGGTGCTCTCCTTGGTGATGGGACGCGCGCGCGTTTCGGCGCTGGTCACTGCCTTGCCCTCCCCCACGCCCATTCCGCCACGTCGCGCATGCGCTGCACGTAGGCTTGCCGGTAGGCCTTGGCGTCGGGGTCGCTGTTGGGCGGCATGGGGGGTTGCTCGGCCAGCAGCTCGGCATGGCGGGCGATGGCCTCCATGGCGTGGCGCTGGGCGTGCTGGGCGGGGGTGGGGTCTTTGAAGGGCCGCTCAGGCATGTGTGGATACCTGCCCGGCCGCGTGAATACCTTCGGCGGCGAGGTGTTCACGCCTCAAACCCGCAGGAAACCGCCACCTGTGAATACCGTGAATACCGTGAATACCTAAATCAACAACATCCCACACATACGCATAGGGGTTTGGAAGCGCGAAAAGGTGTTCACGGTATTCACAACCCACGTTTTCCGTGGGGTTGAGGTGTTCACAGAGGTGTTCACAGAGGTGTTCACACGCCCGAAAGGTATTCACGGGATGACCGCTCACAGCGGCGGCTCCCACGAATTGCCCGCTCGGCTATGCACTTTCCGCCACCCCAAACGGGTCAGGATGGCCGCGATGCGCATCTGAGCCTGTCGGGTCTGCTGGTATACGGGCATGTTGATGGCGTGTTCAAGTAGAACCGAGGCCTTCACGTCCCGGAGGCCGTCCACGTAGTCCCGGACCTTCCAATGCCACGGGTCTTCCACCATCCGCTCTTGCTGCTGGGCCTCGGCTTCCTCGCGGTCATCGGCTTCGTCCAGCCAGTGCGGTTCGGCCTCGGCCTCGCGCTGGGCTGCTTCGGCCCATAGCTGCTCGCGGTTGGCCCTGATCCACTCCACGTCAATCTCGCCGCAGTCGAATGGCCAGAACCGCCGGTTGCCCGTGGGGTCGCGTAGCCACTCTTGCGCATTGGTGGTCCCTACCAGCACCCCTTGCCGCGGCACCTCCAGCACGACGCGCCCGTAGGGTGGTCGGTAGCGGTCCACGGCGCGGGTGATGAAGGCCTTGATGGCTTCGGGCTCGGAAGCGAGAAGCTGGGTCAGTTCGGCCATTTCCAGGCCCCACACGCCACGGAGGGCCATGGCGGCGTCCTTGTCGGCCAGGTCATCCGGGAGGGCATCGGAGAACAGGTCGGGCCCGAATAGCGCCGCCCAGGCGGTGGACTTGCCGCGCCCCTGGGCGCCTTGGGCAACCGGGACGTGGTCGAACTTCACGCCGGGCTGCCGCACACGGCGCACGGCCGCGATACACAGCTTGGCGCCGATGGCCTGGGTGTAGGGCGTGGGATTGGCGCCGAAGCCCTGCGGGATCAGGCGGTGAAGGCGCGGGATGCGGTCCCACGTCAGGGAGGCGAGCCAGTCTCGGATGGGGTGCCAGCGGTTGCGGGCCGCCTCCACTTCCATAGCGTCCTCGACGGTCTCGCGCCGCATCTTGTGGGTGTAGGTCCGCTGGATGTAGGCGGCGAACAGGGCCGCATCGGCGCGGGTCCAGGGCCGCGGATATGGGCCTGGAGCGTGCGGATCGGACGGGTTGCCCTTCGGCGGCGGCCCTGTCAGCAAGGACACGTCCCGGAAGTCGCAATGGCACAGCCGGCCAGCTACGGCGGGGTCCAGGGCCATCACCAGCATGGCGTTGGCGAGGGTGGCGTAGGGCTGCTTCCTGTCGTCGCAGTCCATGCGCTGGTCCAGCTCGGCCATGCCTCCGGGTGCGCTCATGTGGTTCATGCTTGCCCCCATGCGATGGGTCGCTGCTCGCCGGCATTGAGGCCGGAGCGGACGGTGGATTGGGCTTCGGAGCGGGACTGCCCTGCGGCGAGGCCGGCGGCGATCAGCTCGCGCTCAGCGGTGGAACGGTCCAAGGCGCCCGCACCGACAAAGCCCCCGACCAGGACGGCGCGGCGGTGCAGGGCCTGGTTGCGCTGGCCGCGTGGCGCGCCCTCGATCTCGCGGAAGGAGCGGATCAGAGCCTTCATGGCGCGGTCCTGGGTCGGCACCATGGGGCGCGCTGGCCGTGGTGGCGCTGGAGGCGGCGCCAGAAGGGCCAGGAGCCATTCCGGCGCGGGAGGTGGGGAAAGCTCCCACGGGGCCACCACCCACCTGTAGGCGCCCCCCTTGCGGCGTGACGGGGGCACCATGGCGCACAGATCCATGTGCAGGGTGTCCAGGCCTGGCGCTGGCTTGCCGCTGCCGCGCTGGATAGGGCGGCCGGTGTCGCGGAAGACCAGCAGATGCCCGCCAGAGGCCGAACGCCCATGCGGCCTTGGCGGCAGGGGGCCGTGGAGGTCGCAGAGGGCGCGGAGAGCGGCCACGCCATCGGCGGCGTGATCGTCGCCCGGCACGTCCACGTCGAGAAACCAGACACCCGAACCGCGCGGCCGCGCTTTCCAGCAGCAGCCCGGAAACTCACGGGACCATTCCTCGATCCGGTCCAGGTCGGTGGTGGCGGCCTGGATGAAGCTGGTCAGCCCATATCGCTCGCCCTTGAAGCGGCCCTTCTTGCTCGCCGTTGCGGGCACCATGTGCCACCCCAGCAGGGCAAGGCGCTCCACGTCCGGATGGGTCTTCATGCGCCCACCAGCATCAGGGCATGGGATGGGCGGGTCGCCGCGACATAGAGCATCTGCTGGGTTTCAAGGACGTTGCTGCGCGCGCGGCGGCGAATGTCGCCCAGGTCCACGAACGCGTTGCGGAAGGTGCTTCCTTGGCTCGTGTGGACGGTCATCGCATAGATGCTCTGGAGGTTGGCCATCGCGCCCTTAAAGTCGTGCAGGTGCTTCCACCTGCCGCGGTCTTCGGCGGCCTGGTCTTTGATCTTGTCCACGATGGCGTTGTAGGTCTTGGTGTCGGCGCACAGATGGACCGGAACCTCCGAAGCGTCGGGCCGGGCCAGCAGAACCCGCCATGACGGCACCTCTGCCCACCAGCCGGGATTGGCCGGCGTGGGCTCGACGTAGTGGCGCAGCGTGTCACGCTGGACAGGACCGCCACGGCCTTATGGGTGGGTGCCGTCAGAACAACCGACAGGCCAGCCGCGATCCACTCCTGCGCGAGGTGCTGCATGAGGGTGGTCTTGCCGCTGCCTGCGTAGCCGGTGAGCAGGTGGCGGGCGCCAGGCTCGCGCGCGGCGATGATCTCGGCTGCGGCGCGCTGCTGGTCTGGTGTGAGGTTGATCGTCAACGCGCCCACCCCCATGCCCGGAGGTATCGGCGCGCGTCGTCCACCGACTGCACGACTTCCACCTCGAAGCCGTAGCCACGGAGGCGTTCGTAGAGGGCGATCCGGTCAGCCCACTTGCTGTAGGCCTTGGATGGCTTCCGGCCCGGCTTGGGCGGCTGTGGCGCCTTCCAGGTTGGCGCCTTGACCTCGAACAGCGCGTGCTTGCCGCCGGCCCGGTAGAGCAACAGGTCCGGGAAGCCGACGCGGAGGCCGTCCATCTTGGCCCGGACGTGGCCCAGCATGGAGCGCTTGGCTTCGTTCGGGACGTGAACGGCCATGACGCCATTGAACTGGCACATCTGGATAATGGCGCGCTGGACCATGGCCTCGGAGGGCTGCACCAGCTTGCGCGAGTTGCCCTTGCGGCCGAGGGCGTCGATTTCGTCGCCCAGCAGCATGTCGGTCTTCACCAGCAACGGCGCCTCCTTCGCATGGGCGGCCGCGTCTTCGGCGGCTTGGTGGACGTGCGGATGATGTTGTGGACCGACACAAGCGGAACGCCTGTCGCTTCCGCGATGGCTTCGGGCGTGTGCTTGCGCTTCATCCGCAGGACTTGGACGAACTGCTGTTCGGTGATGGTGCTCATTCCTCACACCCCACGATGTGCAGCACCTGATGCGGCTGCATGCCCTCGCGGACATGTGCCTCTGCGACGGCGCAGGACGACGCGGCGGTGTGGCCCTCGGTGCAGAGGCATTCGTCGCAGTCGGCGGCGCAGATGAGGAATGACAGCAGGGCGACGAGGGGCTTCATGGCGCGCCTCCCAAAAAGCCGGGGCTAAGCGCGCGCGCCCCGCAGTTGCATCCGGGAGGAAAGGCCACACTGCCCTGGGTATGCGCGGATTGACCGCCGCGCCCGGCTGCCGCACCGACCCTGCCTTGCGGCGCGCGCGGGTCGGGGTGCGGGAGTTGGTGGAGGCGCCGCAACGCCTCCAATTCGTCGAGAAGGGCCAGCATCTAGAGGTCCCACCAGCCGGGCCGCTCGGCCTTGAGGTCCTCGATGCACTGCCGCGCGTGCCCGTAGAGGGCCGCGCCGAAGATGGCGCCCAGCACGAACACCAGGGCGCCGAGGCCGATGAAGAGGGCGGTCATGCGAGGTCTCCGCCGAGGCGCGACGAGGTGACGAGCTTGGTGCGGCCGTCCTGCTGGGTGCGGGCCGCGCGGGCGAGGAACATTCGCTGCGCGATGGCGGCGCGCTGCTCTGCGGACAGCGTGATGGCGCGCACCGTGCAGCGCCGATGATGCTCCGCGCAGTAGGCGCTGGTGGGCGTGCCCTCGCGGTTCGTGATGCGCGGCTGGTCGCAGTAGCGGTGCGTGGGCCGACCGTCGCCCCAGAGAGGGAAGCGGCATCCGTCGCGCGGAGCGGCGAGCGGGCGGGGCGCTGGGGCGGGCTCGGGCGCGACCTCCACGGGCGGCAACATCGCGACCTTGGCGGGCCGGATGCCCTCCGCCTTCTTCGCGCGGCGGCGCAGCGTGTATTCGCTGGTCGCACGCTGGGCGGCGATGGTGACGGCGCCGGCCCCCAGCTTCGCGGCATCGCGCCGGATGGGCGAGGGCCGGCTGGGCAGGCCCAGGCGATGCACGCGGCCGATCACGGAACTCTTGGTGATAGTGGCGCCCAGGCGCTTGGTCAGCCGCGTGGCGATCGTGCTGGTGGGCGCGCCGGTCGCCCATTCCTCGCGCAGCGCTTTGTCGGCCTCGGGCCGCAGCTCCCACGGGAACCCGGCCCCGGCATAGTTCGGATGATGCACCGTCACGGCCGCCCCCTCATGCGCCAGGCGCGGCGGGCGCGGTCGCGGCACCATTCCGCGGCGTCATAGCAACGGTCACCGCACCACCCGCACAGGCGCGCGGCTGCTTTCCAGAACGGCATGGGGCATGGGCTCCTCAAGCGCGGCGAGTTCCGCGCGCAGTTGGGCGGCGCGGGCGCGCCGCAGGGTGTGCAGGGCGTCTTCCACGCGATCTTCGGGGATGGTGGCGCCGGTCGCCTCGCCATAGGCGATGCCGCGGGCGGTGCGGGCCGAGACGCCCAGGGCATCGGCGGCGACGGCGAAGCCGCGCTTGTGCCCATGCAGCCGGCAGGCCAGCTCCACCACCAGAACAACGTCCGGTTTGGAAAAGAATTCCAATGCGCTCATCGGCGCGGCCCTCCATCATGTGACCCATGGAGCGGATCACTGGATGGCTGTGGAAAGGCGGCCTTGATGGCGCGGGGGGCGGGAACCCCTCGCGCCGTCAGCTTCTCCGCGACATGGGCCAGCACGGCCGCCAGCAGCGCGTGCCGGGCACGGCGCATGCGGAGGGGCCGGCGGCGGGGCATCACGCGGCCTCGGGCGGCTGCGCGTTGAAGGCGGCGGCGAGGTCCTTGCGGATTTCGGCGGGATGCAGCCCCGTCGCGGCGGCGACTTCCGCCACCCGCTCAGCGGGGATGACGCCCCGTCGCTTCCACCCGATGATGGAGGTGTGCTTAAGGTTCAGCGCGCGGGCCAGCTTGGCCACGCCTCCGCCCGCCTCGATGATGCGCGAGATGTCCATGGCGCGAATGGTAGCTTGATGCTACCTTTCCGGCAACACCTTTCCGTAGCGGCCTGCTACCCGCGAAAAATGCCGGTGGGGCAACGTCCCTGCATGGTTGCAGAACGCCCCCGCGATACACCCTTGGCCCGCAGGATACGGCAGGCTATTGCCAAAACCGGACGTAGCCACGCGGAGATAGCTGAAGAGGTCGGCATCGCCCGTGCGCAGTTGACCATGTATTGCAGCGGCAGCCGCGCCCCCGGCCGCGCTACGGCTGTCGCGCTGGCGAAAGTCCTCGGTGTATCAGTATCTTGGCTGTTGGACGGGGCGCATGTCATCACGGTGCAGGATGACCGGCTGGCAGACCTGTTGACGCGCCTGCACGACGCGCCGCCCGCCATACAGGACGCAGTGGCGACGCTGCTCCCCCCTCGGCCAACCGCCGCATAACGAAAAAGTCACGCACCAGGTAGCCTTGCGCTACTTTTCCTGTTGCCTCCTTCGGTAGCTTGGTGCTACATTCTCCGGACCAACCCGGAGACAGCCCATGCTGACCGACCTAGCCCCGACCATCATCCCCGAGCGCCTTGCCGCGCTGCCGCCGCTGGGCAAGGGCGCGCACGACAGCCGCGAGGATGGGATGTGTGCCCTCGAAGCCGCCGCTTGGATCGCGGGCGAGGAACACTCCGACCATCCCGCGTGCGTCTGCCACGTCATCGCAGCGTTCTGCCGGTCGTGGAATGACGAGCTGCCTGCCGACGAGCGCAACGCGATCCTGCGCCCGCTGATCCCGCGCCTCGTAGGCACGCGCGGCAGTGATGCCCTTGCCCATCGCCGCTCCCTCATGGCTGCCGACTGGCTGGTGCGCGAGCACACGCCCGCGTGGCTGCGGCTGGCCGGCCTGACCGCGCACGCCGATGCGCTGGCGGGACTGCCCGAGATCACCGACATGGCGCAGGTTCCGGGCATTCGCGCTGCCATCGAAGCGGCGCGGCGTGACGCGGCTGCCGCCAGGGATGCCGCCTGGGATGCCGCCAGGGCTGCCGCCAGGGCTGCCGCCAGGGCTGCCGCCAGGGCTGCCGCCTGGGATGCCGCCAGGGCTGCCGCCTGGGATGCCGCCTGGGATGCCGCCAGGGATGCCACCTGGGATGCCGCCAGGGATGCCGCCAGGGATGCCACCTGGGATGCCGCCAGGGATGCCGCCAGGGATGCCACCTGGGATGCCGCCAGGGATGCCGCCAGGGATGCCACCTGGGATGCCGCCAGGGATGCCGCCTGGGATGCCGCCTGGGCTGCCGCCAGGGATGCCGCCTGGGCTGCCGCCAGGGATGCCGCCTGGGCTGCCGCCAGGGCTGCCCTCAAGCCGACCCGCGATGCGCTCCAGGCATCCGCCGCGCGCCTCGTGGTCCGCATGATCGAAGCGAAGGAAGCCGCGTGATGCCCACCACCCCCACCCTTCCCGAGGTCCGCGACCACGCGCGGCGGCTGTCCAGCGAGGCGACCTGCGACCAAGCCAGCCGCGCCTTGCAGGCCATCGCCGTTGCGGCCGATGCGCTGGGCGCGGTGGCGGGCACCGTGGACGAGGCGCGCAACCGCCCGACGCTGGAAGACACCAGCGACCTCGCCGCGATCCTGCACGACATG